GAGCCGGGGGATGGGGAAGCCGGGGACGTTGACGGACAGCGCCCCGACCATCTCGTACGAGCCGCCGATGGTGCGCCAGTCTCCGGACAGGGAGGACGACTTGAACGCCCGCACCTGCTCGTCCGTGAGGCCGTCGCGCAGGGCACCCGCGAACCAGATGCCGTGCGCGTCCTCACCGACGGCCACGTCCGCGACGACGGTGCCGGTGTTGTCGTAGTGCTCCGCCGCCGCCTGCGCCTTGACGGACAGGCTGGCGTGTCCGGTGCCCATCGTGAGGTGCCCGACGGCGATCTGCCCGAGGTCCGTGTCCACGACGCCCGTGCGGAAGTAGGCGTAGTTCGACGCGGAGTTGGGGGCGGTGACGCACTGGTCGCCGCGCCCGATGGACAGGCCGAGGCCGATGTGGCAGACGCCCCATGTGGCGATGTGCCCGTACACCTGGCCCTCGTCGGTGACGGTGAGCGGGGTCGGACCCTGGAGGTTCGGGTCTCCGAACCAGGCACCGGGGAGGGTGCGGCCAGCGGAGGCGACGAGCGTGAACGCGGACGCCATGACGGCCCCTTCGACGGCGTGCTTCTTCCCGGTCTCCTGGCCCGGCCACAGCCGGATGGCGACCTTGTGCAGGTTCGCGCACGTCCCGGCCAGCCACTGCGGGTTCGGGATGTACTTGCCCAGTTCGCGGCGGCAGCGGTTGAAGTCGCCGGGGACGCCCCACCTGATCTTCAGCGCGCCCTTGCCCCGGGTCCAGTAGTCGCGCAGGCGCTGCGAGTCGACGGGGTGGGTGAGCCAGCCGGGACCGTCGTGGGTGCCGGGGGCGAACTCCTCGACCTCCGCGTCCAGGGTGAAGTCGTCGAACGCGGACGCCACCAGGGACTCGGGCGGCTCCTCGTCCAGGGTGCTGTACGCGGCGATGAGGCGGCGCTTGGCGCTGGCCTTCGCGGACTCGGGGGCCTCCACCTGCCCGATCCGGGACGCGGCGGCGTGGACCCCGGCGCGGGACAGGTCCCCGTTGGGCTCCTTGATCGGCAGCGCGTACCGGGTCTTGGCGGTGTCGTAGTCCGAGCCCCGGTCGAGGATGCACGAGCGCTTCCACTGCTCGTCGTCGAACCGGGAGGCGGACCCGTCCCAGGCGGACTCGGAGATCGCGAGCGTGCCGTCGGGGCCGATCTCCTGCGCGGCCTGCGCCATCGCCTCGCACGGCAGGCAGGTGAACTCCTCGGCGGAGGCAGCCATCGCCTCGTCCTGGTCCTCCCAGGGGCCGAGCGCGACGTACGCCTCCTGGAAGGCGGGGATGTCGACGATGGTGGCCCCGGCCAGACGCAGGCTGGAGACGGACAGCACCGGCTCCGGGTCGCCCGGCTGGTACGCCTCGAAGTCGAACTCGGTGCCGTCCTCGTTCTTCATCGACGCGACCATCTGGTCGAGGTCGACGCTCACCCCGAGCGGGGAGTGCGCGAGGAGTTCGATGGCCTGGGCTGCGTTGTCGGAGGAGTTGAACGTGCCCTCACCCTTGATGAGGCCGTCCTCCACCCAAGCGCGGTCGATGTTCGCGACCCGGACCGCACCCCCGTGGGAGCCGACGTCGGTGGGCGTCCAGCGCAGGGCCATTGGCGCACCCCCCTCGCGGAAGGACACCTCCGCCCCGTCCTCGAAGATGCGCCGGTCGCCGGACATCTTCCCGATGGGCGCGAGGATGCCGTGCCAGGGGACGGCCTCCTCGAAGTCGAAGTCGGCAGGGGAGAGAGTGACCTCGCCCGCCGCCGTGATGCTGTCCGTCATCTCTCCTCCTACGGGCCGCAGTACGCAGCGGCAGTTGATCCACACCTCGGGCGGGCCGACCGGCTCACCGGGGTAGGCGAGCGGGTGACCCTCCACCATGAAGGACTGTCCCACCCGGTGCTGCTGGCCGTCGACCGCCTTGTGCGAGGCGCGCACGGCGTCGTCGTGCATGGTGACCCACTCGACGGTGGTGGACCGGGTGAGCCCTGCGGCGGTGGCCGAGTTGATCGTCCAGGTGGACAGCCACCGGGTGATCGTCTCCGCCTGCCCCGCCTGCGCGGTGTGCGGGTCGCTGGTCTGCTCCAGGGACGCCGTGAGGGCGCGACGGAAGCGCACCCGAGCGGCCCGGGTGCGCGGGGACGGGTCGCCCGCCGTGTCGTCCCACAGGGCCAGGCAGGAGGCGATGATGGGGTTCGCCCACCCGTCCTGGCCCCAGCGGTTCAGGGACGCGGAGACGGTGGGGCCGAGACGTTCGTCCCCGGTCTCCAGGTCGCTGCGCCGCTGCGCCGCGAACTCCTCCCGGTTCACGAGCGCGCACCCGTGAGCAGGGTGAGGTACTGGCGCATGAGGCCCGGGTCGTGCGGCTCCTGCGAGTGGATCAGGGACCGGGTGTACGAGTCGAGCACCTGCACGACGGGGACGGCCTTCTCCTCGTCGAGGCCGAGCACCTTCGGGACCTTCTCCCAGGCGTCGAGGAGGATGTCGTCCATCGTCGACGAGTCGCACTTGTGGTAGCGGTACAGGTCCTCAGCGGCGATCCCCGGGAACTTGGTCTGCATCCGGGACTTGAGCCGGTTGCCCGCCCGCTCCAGGGCGCGGAACACCATCACCTCCGCCTGGGCGGCGAGGATGGATGCCTGGCTCTCGTCGGGCGGCGACTGATCCGGGTGGTCCTCCAGGGACGGGGTGGGCCGCGCCTCCTGTGTCTCGGTGGACGGCTCGCTGGACGCGACGGTGCCGAGCGGGACCTGGAGTTGGCGCAGGGCAGCCTCGACCAGTTCGGGCGTGGTGGACCCGGATGCGACCTTCGACAGGAACCAGGTGCGGCGCTCCTGGTCGGTGGGGGCGTCGTCCTCGGTGAACCCGGTCTCGGTGCGCAGCGTCTTGTCGGACAGTTCGCCCCGGTCCCACAGTTCGATGGCCTCCTGCGAACGGTTCGGGCGCAGGCGCATCTCGGAGGTGTCGACGCCGATCCCGTACTGCTGGGCCTCCTCGTCCGACATCCCCACCGCGCTGGAGGTGAGGTACGGGTAGAGGTAGCCCTGCGTGAGGTCGGCGGCGATCTGGTTGAGCAGGGGCTCGGTGTGCGACTTGATCGCGGACTCGTCGATGGCCCACGCGCTCCAGTGGTTCACGTCCCCCGCGCCGGTCAGCACCTCCGGGGGCATGTCCAGCGCGAGCGCGAGACGGCGGATGGCCTCCGAGCGGAGGTTGATCGCGTTCTCGTCCAGCCCGGTCCAGAACTGCATCAACTTGGCCTTGTCGATGGCGTCCGCGTCGGCCGTCACCACGATGGGCACGAGCGCGGAGGCGGACTCGCGGTTCGCGATGGCCTCGCTCATCGAGTCCATGAGGGACTGCACGAAGGCGTCCGCCGACCCGGTGATGATCTGCCCGCCCTCGGCGTCCTTCTGCGAGGAGGCCGCGAACGCGATGGAGTTCGGCATGAACAGGATGCCCGCGCTGGACAGGCGGGAGTCGACCTGCGCGGCGACGTGCATGGTGAGCCGCTCGATCTCGGACAGGATCGGCAGCGCCGGGCGCGCAGGCGAGGTGGACTTGCCCGGGTGGACGGGGTGCGGCTGCCAGGACCGGATGAGCAGGTCGGTGTTCTTCACGGTCTTGCCGTTGACCTTGATCGTGCCACCGGAGCCGGTGACGTTCCGGGAGGCGACGACCTTCCACTCGTCCCGGGTGAGGCCGTCGCCGTCTCGGGCGTACAGGTAGCACTCACCGGGGACGCTGTAGTGGATGCCCATCTGCCGGAGCATCTGGGAGCGGCCCTGCTCGTTGTAGAACAGGGCGTCCACGGCCTCGTCGGCGACGCCGGACTCCTGACGCTTGGGTCCGTCCCCGTCGTCCTTGGTGGCGTACAACTTGGCGCGCGACAGGAGGTTCCCGACCCAGTTCACGGCGAAGTGGAACTCGCCGATGGTGTCGTAGAACCCCCAGGCTGCGTCCTGCCAGCCGTCGTTGCGGGACACCTTGAAGGCGTCCCGGTTCTTGCCGACGTTGATGCGCCGCGCAGAGGAGACCAGCGCCTTCGGCGGGGTGTCCACGACGTCGCGCGCCCTGGTGCGTGCCATCTACGGGTTCTCCCTTACTCGCCGTCGCGCTGGACGACCATCGATGCGACGTACGCGGCTGCCAGCCAGCCGTTGAACACCCACCAGGCGGGCTGGAGGTTCGTCAGCCAGCCCCACAGCCCGATAGGCACAGTCAGCCACACCGCGAGGCAGTAGGGACAGTGCAGGAAGTCGATCCATCCCGACACCTTTACCTCTCCCTCGGGGCTAACCCGGGTTAGGGCGTTGTCCCACTTGCTGCGCAGCCAGGCGACCGGAGGCCAGGTGTCCTGGGTGAACAGACGAGTGAGGCGCGCGATGGACACGATGCCGACGGCAATGGCTAGACCGATCTCCAGTGGGCTCACGCCCATGATCGTACCGTCGGACGCACCGGAACGACCGAGATCGGGGCTCCCTTCCGCAACCTCCTGGGCAAGGTTCGACCAAGAGCGGTAGCGATGGTGGCTGGGCGGGAGATGTCGACGAGTTCGTGCGCCCCATGGACGAGGGCGTCGAGGCGGTCCGGGGACTTGCCCTCGCCGGGAATCCACTCGGTCAACTGGGTCTCCAGCGCGGGGAAACCCGCACCGACGTGGTGGACCCTGGCCTGCTCGTAGAGGGCCGCGACCGGCTCGGCTCGGATGAACTTCCCTCGGCGGGAGTTCACCTCCTTGACCTTCGGGTAGGCGGAGATGTTCGCGAGGGTGGCGCGCACCATCTCGCCGCCGTAGTTGTTCTCCACGACGATGACGTCGGCCTCCCAGTCCGCGTAGGCGTCCACGGCCTTCCGCGCCCACCGCTCGGGGGTGTACCTGCCGGAGAGGTCCGCGAGGAGGTAGAGGTCGAGCCCCTTCTTCCCCATGACGACGATGCCGGTCTCGTCGGAGCGCTTGGTGGAGGTGCCTGCGGGGTCGATGGCGACGACCACTCGGTCCATCTCCTTCGCGAGGGCCTGGGGGTCGGTCTCCCGCATCCGGGCGGCGTCGATCATCTCCCACTTCCACAGCGCGCCCTCGACGTCGAGGAGGATTTCGCCGTGCAACTCCTGGCGTCCGAGCCGGGTGCCCTCGTACTTCTGCTTCATCTCCTCCAGGAAGGAGGGCGGGAGGTTCGCGGCGTTGTCGTAGGTGGACACCCGGGAGATGACGGTGCCCTCGTCGGCGGCGATCCGCTTGTTCCAGGCGTTCGGGAGCGGGGTGGTGGTGACGACGGCGTGCGGGTGCTTGCCCATGCGCAGGCCGAACATGAACATCGACCACACCTCGTCCGGGTCCGGGTAGTGGGCGGGCTCGTCGAGCCACCCGAGGCCGAACTGGGGGCCGCGCAGACGGTCTGGCTCCTCGGCGGAGAACAACTGGGCGATGGCCCCGTTCCCGAACGTGAACCGGCGCTTGGATGGCTCGAACTTGTAGTCCATGTGCGCGTTCTCGCACGCGACGATGAGGCCGGAGACGCCCTCGATCATCGTCTCGCGCACGTCCGCGCTGGTGGGGCCGATGAGGGCGATGCGGCCGATCCGGTCCGTGGACTTGCGCACGTACTCGGACCCGGCCTTGGTCTTGCCGGAGCCTCGACCGCCCATCAGCATCCAGGTGAGCCACTCCTTGCGCTTCACCGGGGGCCACTGGTCCGCACGGGCGTGCTCGTACGGCACGTCGTCGTGCGGGTGACCGTCGCAAACCGGCCCGCGCTGGCAGTACCAGATGCGGACCGGTTTGCGCAGCCGTTCCAGGATGGCGAGGGCTTCCTCCTGCGCCTTCGGGGTCCAGCGCTTGAACGCCTCAGGGTCGAACTCGGGGGCCTCGGACGCGCTCACGGTACTTCTCCCACTTCATGTAGCACTGGAGGTGCCAGGTCCCGCTGAACGCGCGCACGGCGGTGGAGCCGTGGGGCATGTGCCCCCGGCAGTACGCGCATGTCGCTTCGACTCGGACCTTCATGGCACTAGGTTGACACAGGGTTGGCCGGTTCGCCTAGACGACTTTCCAGGAACCGTACCCAGTTCCGTCGTCTCTTGACCTTCCGCCGTCCCGTAGGCCGGAGTCCTTGGTCAGTGGTTGACCATGTGGTGCCACTGCCGGGCAGAACTCCAGGACTTCCTCGACGGGAACGTCAAGGTCGTGTGCGATGAACGCCGCGACTGCCCTACGGATGTACGCCGCCCGGGGCATCCCCCGCTCCCGGGCGGCGTGCGTGACGAGGAGGACGAACTCGGGGTCGACGTCGATGTAGAGCATCCCAGCGCGCTTCTTCTTGCGCCGGATGATCTCCTCCGACTTCTTCGCGGCGCGCGCCTTGACCCGTTCCTCCCAGCCGGGGGTCGAGTCGTCGGCGTCCCCCGCGAGGCCGCGCCCGACGGGGTTAACCATCGACGACCTCCATCTCCAGCACGAGGTCGGCTTCCTCCGCGTCCTTGCCTCGGACGTGCTGGGCCAGTTCGAGCGCCCAGGCTTCGATCTCGGCGCGGGCCGGGGTGTACTGCACGTCGACCTTCTGCGGGGCGTCAGCGCCGTACAGGCGTGCGTGGCGGTCGATCACGATGACGGCCATGCGCGCGTACTGGAGGTGGTCCGGGTCCTTGGGGTTGGTGGCGCGCTTCATCAGCGAGGAGAGGATGCGCTCCAGCCGCCTACCGTTGAGCCAGCGGACGTGCTCGACTTCCTCGGGGGAGCCCATCTGCTCGGCGAGCGCCTTCTCGATGGCCCCTCGGGCGCGCTGCGCGCTGCTGTACTCCAGGAGGCGGGCGATCTCCGAGTAGGAGGCCCCGTCTACCCGGAGCGCGACAGCGGCCTGCGCGCGGGTCATCGACTCCTCCGAGTCGCCCTTGATGCGCTCCAGTTCCTTCGCCTGCCCGCCGATGAACTGGTCGACCTTCCGGCTCGCTTCCTTCACCTCGTGCGGGACGTGCCGCTCAGCCATTCTTCTCCTCCGGGAACACTCCGTGCTCGGCCATGTGCATCTCCAGGTCCGCGAGGTCGAGCGTGGTGCCGATGTTGATGCGTGACGTCTCGGGGTTGAGGGCGGCGACGAGCGCGGCCTTGACGTCGATCTCCGCCCCACAGTCGGAGCAGATGATGAACCCGACGACGCCGGGCTTGGGGATGACGGACCACATGTCAGTGACCTCCGAACTCGAAGCCGCACTTGGGGCACACGATGTCCCGCGACTTGCGCTGCTTGGCGAACTCGTCCTCATCGAAGTCGAGCGGTTCCTCCAGGAGGGTGTGCAGGTAGTCCAGGTAGCCGTCGGTGAAGCCGGTGCCGACGAGCCCCTTCTCCGTGTCCTGGAGGGTGTCGAGGAGGCTGGCGAGGATCGCGTCGTCGTCCTTGCCCATCCGGGCGAGGCGGTTGTGCTCGACGAGCATCCGCAGCGCTTCCTCGTCGTCGATGTCCAGCCAGATGACGGGGATCGACTCGGCCCCCAGCGCGATGACGGCCTGGTAGCGGTGGTTCCCGTCGACGATGTAGCCGGTGGACTGCTGCGCGAGGACGGGGGTGGTGAACCCGTTGTGCTGGATGATCGTCATCACCTCGTCGAGGTCGTTGACGTTCGGGTTCTCCGGGTGCTGGCTGACGGCGCTGATGGGCACCATCATCGGCTCCAGCGCGGCGTGGTAGCGGAACTGCTGGCTCACGCGGACACCTCCTCCGGGTAGGGCTTCACGTCCCCGGTGCCGGACAGGATGACCTTCACGGTCCCGTCCTTCACCTCGAACCGGGTGGTGTAGCGCATGGTGTCCAGCACCACGTACGGGTCGTTGAGGGTGGGGTCCTGCTCGTGCGCGGTTGCGATGAGCCGCTCGGCGAGCGCGACGAACGCCGCCCCCACCTCCTCCGCGAGGGACTCGGGGGCGTGGATGGCGTGGGTGACGGACGCGCCGACGGGGATGGTCACTGGTTCTCCTGGAAGTACGGGACGGACAGGGTGAGGACGCGGTGCGGCTCGGGGCCGTCCGTGGGGGTCTCGGAGGTGTGGACGCTGATCTTCGACCAGTCGAGGTCCTCCAACTCGAACAGCCGGTTGACGGCGGTGACGAGGGTGGCGCGCACCGACATCGGGTTGGCCGCGAACGGGACGGAGGCGGAGGCTGTCGCGCTCACCGGGCCACGTCCCAGTCAGGGTCGCAGTCGATGCAGTTGGCCTCGTCGCATGGCCCGTGAGGGTCGGACCGGAGAGTGAGGACGGTCCCCTGGTCGGGGCCGTCGTTGACGGGGTAGGCGCGATGGTCGGGGACGACGTAGCCCTGGAGCATCTTGTCGATGACTTCCTGCTTGCGCTTATGCCGCTCCTCCTCGGTCTCCGTGTAGGCGAGCACCCGGTCGATCTTCCGGGTGAGGTCGGCAACCTGCTCCCCCAGGGTGGCGAGCGCGCGCGTGACCTTCTTGTACTCGTCCACCATGTCGCTGATGTCGCTCATCGGTTCTCCTTGTTGATGGTGCGGTCCACGACGATGCGCAGACCCTTGCTCGCGGACCCTTGGCCGAGGGCCTTCAACTTCGCCTTCTCGTGCGCGTCGACCTTCACCGAGACGGTGAGGACCTTCGCGTCCCTGCCGAGGGAGGGCCTACCCATGCCGCCCCTCCTCGACGATCTGCTCGGCGCGCTTCTTGATGACGCGAGCCTGGTGCGCGCGCTGCATCCACCCGGAGTCCTTCAACCAGACCCGGAGGTTGACCCCGTACGCGATCCCGAACGCGACGGCGGACATGATGAAGCCGGGCTGGTGGGAGGCGATGGCGTACACGATCCACAGCGCCTGCGCGCCGATCCCGACGACCCACCCGATCCCCCGGGTGGAGGTGCGTCCCGCGAGGAGGAGGCCGACGACGCCGAGCCCTCCGAGGAGCCAACTCACTCTTGCTCTCCGATCTTCACGGTGCCGCCGCAGGCGCACAGGTAGGTCTTGTACTCGGTGTAGCCCTTGGGGCCGTTGATTCTCGTGGTCTTGACGGGGAGCCAGACGTGCTCGTGGTGGTTTGCTGACACCGGCCCGTGAGGGGTGTCAGCAAACTCGGACTTCTGGCACGAACACGACGGGTCAAGTGTGGACGAGTCGGACATCAGCCCGGCACTCGGTGGGATCGGGAGGGTCTGAGACCAGCCCCGAGCCCTCGTGACCCCCTGGTCGGTGGCTTGGATGGCCTCCGCGAGGGGGGTGGGAGCCCCTCCGAGGACCGCTCCACCCTCCACCACTGTCCGCTTTAGCATCTCTTGTACCGATTCCCGCTGCCCGGTGAGCCGTTTTGCTGACACCGGACGGCGAGAGGTGTCAGCAAAATCGGGCGAATGGGTGTTCCGGGCCTCTCCCGCGATGTCCCTCGGGGTCACCATCAGCGTCCTCCCCTGTCTCGTCGTCCCCTGCGCCTGCACGGCCTGGTCTCTGCGATCTTCCACACCGCCGCGAGGGCAACGAGCCCTGCCGCGACCCACATCTCCATGAGAGTAACGGTAAACCTAAACCCCTCCTGCGCACCCCAACCCCACGCCTACTGCGCCCGAACCGGTATGTCTGTAGACCACTCCCGTAGAGGAGGGGGAGAGAGGCCCTGTAATAAAGGTGCACCGATAAAGCCCTGCAACCACACCAACACACAGGACCAGCCAGCGTTATGCGCGGGCGCGGGTGTGCGGAACGGGTGGGGTGGGGGGCCTAACCTGGGTTAGCGGGTTGACCGTAGGGGTGGCCGCGTGATTTAATGAGTGTGTTGGTCCGAGAGGGACCGACCCGCTGACCGGGGCGGCTAACCCGGGTTAGGAGGCCGTGATGGCTGGTAGAACGGGCGCTGCGGCGCTGGTGAGTGGGACTGGTGCCTTGTCGGAGGCGGAGACGCGTGCACTGCTCGCAGAGTTCCGAGCGGCTGGGAACGCGGAGGACCTGGCTGCGTTCCGGAAGGCGCGGGTCGCGTACGTCGTCAAGACGCGTGATTCGGCGCTGGACGCGCATGGCAACGTCGTGACCCTCGCGGACCTGCTGCGGGCGTGGAAGGCGGAGGGTATCACGCTCTCGGACGCCCGGGTGTCGCAGATGCACACCGAGGTGGGATACATGGTCCTGGCCGGGTTCGACGTGGCGCAGGACGGCGCC